CAATTAATGTATTTTGTAATTGCCTAAAAAGCGGCGCCGGGTAGCGCCAAGCTTTTAAGCTGTAGCAAAAACCTTTAGCAGCTAGCCAGCATTCCAGAGCGCCGGGGCAATTGAAACCGGGCAATGTAGACCAACTTAAAAAAGGTAGTTTTGAATTACCTATTTTAAACATTGTTATAGGTGTTTTAATTGCGTCCTTAATTGGTGCGTTAATCCATTTTATCATTTTTTCCGCATATGATTGCCACGCACTTTTTTTTAGCATTACCGCACGCGCTAAAATGTTTAATAGTGGTTTTAATAGCGCCGCGGGTTTGAAGTTATCGCGGGCGATGGTTGTTAATTGCGCGGTCATAAATGCGCGGTTCATTGTTTGTTTTGTTGCCTTCCGTGTTTTCATGTTTAGCTATCCTTTTTTATTTGCTGATAATCCAATTCATTCCACAAAACAGTTTTTAAAGTTTCATAAATACAAAATTGGACATCGTCATTCATAGACATATTTTTTCTATAACCTATTTTTGCAAGCCGTTTATTTTTTTTAACAAAATTTGAATCGATTAATTCGCTTGTAATTTTTTCTGCAATATTGATTAATCGATAATGGCCGTAATTCAGTTTTAATTTATTTTTCATTAGTGGCTATCCTTTTTTAGCTGTTTTAACTGCGCTTTAAACTGTTTATCAACTTCGTTCCTTACTTTTTCTTTTCCGTATTTTTCAGCCAATTTGATCAACGTTATATGAGAGGTTGGCACAATTGGGCTTTGGGTATCTAATTCATTTAAATAGTTACGTATATCTCTAATGAATTGATCTTTTTCATTATTGTTATTGGTCATTGTTGTCTATCCTTTTACGGCCTTGGCCGCGGTTGTTTGTTGCTTAAATGTATAGTAT